GCTCTCAACATCGTAAGGGATTCCATTAATATCAGCGACACCAGAAATCTCTAAGTCAAGAAAAGCAGCATCAATCAAATCATTGAATTCATCATCCAATGTTGTAGAAGCGATTCTGCAAGACAGCTTGCATGCTGCTAAAAGTTGAGCTTTTGTCATAAGTGCCTCCTTAAAAATTATTTAAGTAGTCTTACCTTTTAAACGAACCGCCCTAACGGACAGTAAGCGATTCGAACGCTTATTACTTAAATGTTAGTTGCATCAGGATTCTGTAGGCTTAGCAACCTTAACGAGATGCTTAGGAGCTGTAATTTCGATTGCGAGATACTCTCTACCAACGATCTTTACAAGATCCTTCTCAGCAAGAGACTTATCGTCGTACTTGATTGTTACACCTTCGCCATTAGGGAAGTTAGCCTGAACACCTCTAAGATCACCAACGATCATGTAAGTATCAGACTCAGCAGCATCTTCGTAAGCAGGAAGAGCATCGTTGTAAATAACAGTTGCTCCCTCAAAAATGTCAACGTTGAAGGATCCAGCGTACTGAACACTCTTGAAAGTTGCATAAGTCTTTCTATTCATGATCGCAACGATGTCAGAAGCCTTAGAAGAAAGCTCAGCCATAGCTGAAATCATAGTAGTAGCAGAAGCTTCAGCCTCGACTGTTGCAACACCAACCGCTGTCTTTGTAGAAGCAGCAGGAGCACTGTCAATCTTAGAGATGATCTCTTCCTCGATCTTCTTAGTGATCTGATAAGTAAGCTCATCGTAGATGTATCTTAAGAATGCTTCACCAGCAAGGTCGATAGCTTCATCAGCAACAGTAATCCACTTCTTGATAGAAGCAGGCGTAAGTGTTACAACACCGATTGTGAGCTCTTCCTCACTTGGAGCAGCAGCACCCTCAGTGTGGATTACAGCACCTGTAGCAGAGAGCTCAAATCCAACTCTTAATACACCATCAACGTAAGATTTTCTAACTCTTGATAAGATGTCAGAATTTTCCCAAGCAGTTCTAATTTCGTCCTCAATAAATGAAGGTACGGGTACTTGTCCTGTAGTAGGAACAAGCTCAGTTAAGAGTGCACGGCACTCCTTGTCGTCCTCAGTCTTTACGTACTTAGCAAAAGCTTCGATGTAAGCCTGAGACTTTCTTACTTCGTCTAAAGTAGGCATAGTTCTTTCCTCCGGTAATGTGATAGTTGTCTCTTCGCCAGCACCGTTAATTACGGCCTGCATGTCTGCTTTTCTCTGTTCGTCTTCGAGAAAAGACTTTCTGTTTTCGAGACCAGTCAACTCGTCATTAAGCGCAACGAAGTCAGTTCCCTCAGCGTTTGCTTCAACGAGAGAACGAATTTCTTGCATGCGAGTATTGACCTGCTCTAATGTCATGTCTTCGAAATTCATAATTTTTACCTCGAAATTTTTATTTTGAAATTCTTAGTCTGAGCTCTAATAGAGCCTTAGCTTGTGAATTTCTTATCTCCTTCTCGTGAGCAATTTCCTCTTCAATCTCCTTGAAGACCTCGTCTGATACTCCATCAGCATAGGCACGAGCTGAAATACTAGTTTGATCGTTTGCAGGTAGTGAAACTGCAGAAACGTCGTAAAGTTTCTTAATGGATTTAATGCTTCTTAAAATTTTGATTTTACGAATGCCATCATTGTTCTCTTCAACTCGAGAACGCTCATCGTCTTTGACCGTAAAACCAAAGCTCATTTTTGTGGTGTAACCACCTTTGATCTCTTCATAAAGCTGACGACCAATCTCTGTTCCACCAAGCTGAGCTCTCATGTGAGGTTCTTCCTTAAGTTCAAGCTCTAAAGTCCCATTAGAACCTCTAGCAAAAACTCTTCCTTGATGATCGTATTGCATAATAACGTCAGAAACGTCAGTTTCATCAAAAGCTCCACGCTTAACCTCTTCCCAAACTTCAACTTTTACACCATCCACGTCGTATGAGTAGAGCATGTAAGGTTCGTCATAAGTTGAGAAGTTTCCTTCGACAATTTTTTGCTCGTCGTCAGTAGGTAAAAGAGTTAAAGCTCTGTACTCTCTGTTAGCTGAAATAGGCATAGTAATACCTCCTGTATTATTAATAAATAGCCTTTCGTTAGGATTCTTCTGTCTTGGTGTCTAAGTCCTTACCTGTATCAGGATTAAGCATTGAATACTCACCTCTTCTAGGGAATACCTGTCCTAAACCATCAGGTAATGGAGCTAAGTTAAATACTTCACGGCTTTCATCTATCATTAACAAGCCTCTATCACTCATAGAAGTTACATAGTTAAGCTTGTCTGAGAAATCCATGTACTGTAAACGATTAGCAGTAGCTACAACTTGAGCTCCCATAGCAATTTCTCTTTCACTAAATAAAGCGGCAGTCAAAGTCTCACTAAACTGAATGGCGAAAACTTCTACGCATCCTTCATAAAATGAAGCCCACTCATTACCAGAAAGAGCATTCTGTAATACTTTTTCGTTTACACCAAAATAATCAAATACATGCTGATTGATGTACTCCATTTGATCCTTGTCAGGAGTCCATGGTTTAACTTCAATCTGCTTAATATCGTTGTAAGTATTAGGGAATAAAAGAACTCCAGTTTTCTTAGCTTCTTTACCAAAAGCAGCCTCAGAAAATGACTCACGTTCTTTGTCTAAATCCTCTTGCTTAGAGAAGTTAGCAAGCTTAGCCATAAACTTGTAACTACTCGTAGACTTAATAGCTTCTTTAATACCTTGCTTCTGAATGTGCATTAAATCCATAGTCTCGTCTAAAGCACTATTAGGAGTACCAAAGAAATCATTCTTAAACTGGAACTTGGTTAAAATAGCACATTCGCTTAATTTACAAGCAGCAGTTTCTCTACCACTCATAAAAGTGTACTTAAGCCAATATTCATTTTTGTAAGTAACAATCTTACAAGAAGTAGGTAATACAGGGAAGATTCCTACCTTATTAAGATCTTTATCATAAATAGGTACGATGATACAGTTATTGCAACAGTCTAATATTGTATTAACTCTGTACATGAACTGTGACCATGTGTACCAAACATTAGGTCTTCTTCTAAGCTTAGCTACTAAGTCAGGCTTAGCAGTGCCTAAAAATTCGACTTTTAATTTACTCACATGTCTAGAACGAGCATCAATAGCAGCTCTTACTAACAAAGACTCGTAAATCTCGCCTCTCCAATCAGTGTAAACTGGTTCATAGGCAGATACGAGTCGAAATGTTTGACCTGCTTTAATGACTTGCTCTTTTTGAGTATTTCTACCCAATAGCTTGTCAATAATACTCATTGTAAGCCTTCCTTTCTTATTTATTTGCTTGGTGCCTTAATCGACTTGCTTCACCAATTCGCTTTTTAGCATCTTCTGTGTGGCGATAACTTCTAAGGCGAAGCTTAGTTTCTTCTGAATGATGTTTTCCATACATTCCACTTCGATAACCAAGCACATCAAAACGATGCTTGATGTTTTCACTGCGAGTTACCCACTCTAAATTTTCAACACGATTGTCGGTTTTAATTCCGTTCTTGTGATTTACTTCAGGTTTGTTTTCTGGATTAGGAATAAATGCTTTAGCTACAATTCTATGTACTCTGCCTAAATGACATCTTAAATAACCTTGGCCATTATCTAATAAATGCACAAGCTTATTTGTTTTGTCTTTTCGAATACGTCCTAAAGTAGAAACACTGTAATTTTCATGGCCTTCAATCTTTTTCCAAATCTCATTCATGTCTATTACCTCTCTTAATAAACTCCTCTAATAAAATGCTCAGCAGGCACTAGAGGGTGTGCTTTTCGAGTCCGGTACTCTAGCTGAGCAAATTTCTTATTTATTCTGTAAACGGTCACAATATTCGCTGTACCATTTCTGCCTTACACAAAAAGCGTCTGAAAGAGCCGCAACACCATCAATATGTGCTTTAGGTGATGCTTTCTTTAAACGAACTTTTTGAGTCCTTGTATCATGTTCAAGTGCTGAATCTAAAAGATGTATTTTTAACAACGCATTGTTGCCTATGTGGACCTTTCCGTCCTTGATTAATCCTTCCATCTCGAATAAGACAGGGGTTAAATTTGTCCCTTGCCATACGTCATCTGTTTGAAATCCAAATGCTTCGAGGTCTTGAATTAAATACTGCGCAGAATAACGGTCATAGCCAACCATTAAAGGTAATAGCTCGTATTCTTGTACAGCCTTGACTAACCAATCAAATACTGAATGGTAGTCTACAAAGTTTTCTCCAGCTAAGGTCAACCAACCTTGTTGGATCATTTCTTGATACGGAATGCCATCTCTACTAATAGCGTCTGCAAGTTTCTCTGCAGGTAACCAAAAGTGTGAGATAACATAAAGTTCACCTTTATCTTCAATCAGCAAACAAGCTGATGTTAGGTCTGTAGTTTGAGATAAGTCGATTCCAGCTACACAGTACTTAGACTTAAATTTCTCAAAAGTAAAATCTTCATCAGAACAAGCCTTTTCAATAGCTTTTACTGGTAGCCAAGCATTAGTACTATTCTGTTTTACATTACAATACTTGGTAATAAACTCTGTTTTCTTGGAAAGTGATCCTTCAGCAATAGCTATTTCTTCTAACATGTAATCTACGGAAATACTTATTCCAAGATTAGGATTAGACTTCTGAAGTTCGTTAATATCATTCCATTTGTCTACATCGTCAATAATGTAAAAAACAGGTAAGAGCTTAGATTCTTTGGAATCACCTAATAAGAACTTAGTTCCTCTAGTGTAAAGCTCATCGTAAATACCCTCATTAACGTAACCAGCTGTACTCGTTGATAAAAGCATTGGGGCTTTTCTAGCACCCATAGCAGATTTCATTACTTCGTACTGCTTTTTACCTTCTTCACCACGCCAAGAAGCAATCTCATCACAGACAGTCAAGAATGGAGAATAACCATCACTCTTTTTACCACCGTCAAATGCGATCTTCTTTATCCAAGTATTAGACTCTTGAATCAAATAACCTTCACGTTTGGATTTGATCCTAGATTTTAATTCGTCATCGTATTGAGTAGTCTGCCAAAAACAGCTAAAAATAATTTCAGCTTGGTCAAGTTTAGGAGCAATACAATAAAGTTCAGCACCGTACTCACCTAAAGCATAAGCACAATAAGCCATGATCGCAGACGCTAATAATGACTTACCGTTCTTTCTGGCTACAATAAGAACAATCTCTCTAAACTGACGATTACCATGTTCATCAACGATTCCAAAAATCGCTGAAACTAAAGCCTTTTGCCAAAGTTCTAGTTTAAGAAGATCATTACGACCTTTAGAGTGATGGCAATAGCCTTCAATGAACTTAATAGCTCGATTAGCTTGTTTTTGGTCAAAATAAAAGGACTTATTTTCAAGTCCTTCAATCAAGTGTTCGTACAATAATTTTATCCAAGTACCAACTATTACTTTTTCTTCTTTAATAGCTTGGTAGTACTCGAGAATGTAGTTAACTGTCGCCATCCTCATCCTCCTCGTCATCATCTAACTTAGAGAATCCAGAAGACTTAGAAGCACTACTAGGTAATAAACTATCTAGATGTTTGATAGTCGCTCTGTATGATTTATCCCTAGTAGTAAAAATAGCAGAGTTAACTCGTTCTTTTTCATTACCCTTAGAATCTATCTCAGTAGTACCATTCTGCTGAATGTCTTCCCAAAGCTCGTCTAAAGAAACCTTCAGTCGCGCCGCCTCTCTGATGAGACCAGCACACAGTTTTTTCTTATTATCAGGTACTTGTTCGTACAATGACATCAAATCATTAAAAATAAGCTCTTCTTTGTCCATCTTTATCTCCTCCGTATTAGAATTAAATAGCCTTTCGTGTATTTGCTCGAAATACACATGTTCTCCCCGCAAGTACAACAAAAATACCTCCAAGTTTTAGAATGTTCTTCTAAGTAGCTTGAAGGTTTTTGAAAGTTCTTAAAAGTCCGTAAAAAATGCCAGGGAGATCCACAGAAAACCCTCACACCGATCCCCTAATTGCTTAATAAAAGTAAAAAGATAACGGGCCTATTCCTTCATGATGAGTTCGCCTTTTTCGTTGAACTCCCAACGTTTTTCAGTTGTCGTGTCGGCGAAGTGAATTTTATTATGACAATCTCTGCAAACAGATTCTAAGTTATCAAAGCCATAAGCAATTGCTGGATCATTAACATTGTCTGGCGTTAGTTCTATCTTATGGTGTACTATCTCTACTGGTTTAATAATTCCGCGCTTTAAACATTCTTCACATAAAGGAAATGCTTTAGCGTAAGCTGCTCTGCATTGACCCCATGTTTTACTTTTGTAAAATGATTGATCTATGCTTCTCATGCTAATAACTCCGTTATTGCAAATGATGTACCTTCTTCTAGTTCTAACTGTTTGTACGCTCTGTAAGTAACTGAATCAAACTCTAACATCGAAGGTCTCTTACCATAAAAAGTAAAGTATCTAGAGTCTCTTAAATCAAAGTCATAACCTAAATCAGTAAACAGCTGTGACATTATTTCCTTATGACGCTTAATTCTTCTTTCACGTGTTTTCATTTCTATTTCTCCTCATAATTATCAAATGTAAACAAAGTGTTAACAAAACTTACCACTAAATGAATAAATAAAATAAATTAACAATACAAATAACAATACAAATACATTAATTAATAAACAACATTAATAACAAACAACAAATAAATAAATAACAACATTAAATAACTTAAATCCGTTATTTGCAGTTTTTTATTAGTTGGTTAGTGCAGAGGTCATAAACTTCATTAAATGTATCGTGGTCACAGGTTCCATTCTTAAAGTAGAAACCATCATAAACATTAATTGTTTTGATTCCACGCTTCATGAACTCTGTAATCATGAGAATGTGTAAGTTACTCTCATGAATAAAGATTTCTGCCTCTAAGAACTCAGACGCGCCGATAAACTTTCTCATTGCATCAGATAACTTATCCATTACTTCTCTAGCAGACAAACCAGTTATTTCAGAAAGTTTATTTAATGCTACTTTTCTAGCAGCTTCTGATCTAGTAAGGTTATTATCTTTTATGGCAACTATGCTATTCCAAGCATTCTTTTTACCATTACTCATAAAAATAGGCATGCACAATACTTTTAAGTGATGTCTTATTAAACTTGTACATTCAATCTTGTAGAATGCTTTATTCCAAATAGCTGCATAAACATCAATATCATGTGCAAGTGGATAACCGTGTGCTAAAGCAAATGACAAACGATAAATACTTCCATTAGTATCATCTTCAAAGAAATCTTCTGTTCCAAAGAACGTTGATAATAAGATGTGTCTTTCTGACAAATCTTGTTCTGAAGCACTAAGGTGTTCTTTATCAGGATTCATTGTGTTACATAAAATATTAGTCTCTCTATTACGACCTTCAGCTAAGTATTTTGATCTGAACATTTCAGGTCTTGTAGCATTAATAACTTTTAATAATTCTATGTAATTAGCGTAGTCTTTTTGATACTGACGATTGAGTTCAAGCTTAGTTAACATTTTCTTCTCTGCTTTGGTAAGCTTTAATCCTTCAGCTACTTTTTGCTGTGCTATTTTAAGCTTCTTATCACGAAGAGTATCTGTGTAATTAGTGATGAATGTTATTCTGTCACTCATGTAAGGTTCCCAAAGCATGTAGCTGTTGATGAACTCTTGTAATGTAGAGCAATACTTACTCTCAGTTGGAATAAGCTTGTAACATCTCATAGCAAACTGAACATTAAAATCATCAAATAATCTCTTATTACCAATGTATTTAGCCAAACCAGTGTCTTCCATTTCTTTTAAGAAGCTTTTAATTATGTGTCTATCTACATCAAAATAAATAGCAAGATTTTGTTCATTAACTACGAGTTCTTGATCTCTAACTGTATTGTTTTGAAAAATGCATTCCATTAAAGGTAAGAATGCTTCATAATACATTTTTAAATACTTTTTGCTAATCATTATTATCACCGACCTTTCAATAAATCCGACCACGTAAAAAAGAACCTAGCAGGCCGGTCGGTTGGCTTTTCGGGTCGCGCACCCTAGCTAGGTTTTGAGGAAGGAATATTGAGTAATTTCCTTACTAAAATGGAGAAAAAAATTAATAGGAATCTCTGTCAGGAGGACAAAGATCTACTGAGGAGAAAAACAACAGATAAAACTCCTCTAGTATTAAAATTAAATAGCCTTTCATTTAGCTGCTTCTTCAGCTTCTTTTTCAGCAGTGTATTTAAGTATTCCATAGCGCTGTTCGTACACTTCAGAATCTAAGATTTCTTGTGCTGTGTGTGGATAAATCGTTCTGTAAATAATAGCTGCTGCGGAATAGAACTGTTTTAACCAGAACATCACTTTGTCTTGTTTTACAGATGGCTTGTGATAAAGTGTCTCATGACGAGATTGACCATCTTCTTTGTAAAAACACCAAATGTCATAGAGCAAATTACCATCCTCATCGATGTCTTCAACAGTCACTCTATTAACGAATCCTGTACGATAATTTTTACCTGTCTTATCTGAATGTTGATACACTGGATTTACTATTGCAGGTCTATCACCACAATCTTTTATCTGATAATAGACGTCCATTTCTAATTCTTGTTTTAAGTCAAATAATAAGTTCTTCTTAGTAAAATAATCCATGTTGTTGTCCTCCATTAAAAACCATTAAGCAAGTCTTCTAAGTGCTTTTCGTAATCGTAGTTGTATTCTCTAGAATTGACGTTATGACAGACTCTTTCTTGTAAGAAATCCATCCACATTGAAAATTCCCAATCTGCTTTATTAGCTTTACTTGCTTCAGCTCTTCTAAAGAGGTCAGGAATTGTAAAGTCTAGTGCTCTCATAGTAATAACCTCCTTGAAATAAATAGAGCCTCAGCTTTCGCCGAGGCTACAATCATGATTCTTCATCTAATAGTGCAATTCTTTCTAAGGCATTGGTTGGTTTCTTCTTCTCAAGGTTTTTCTTCTGAGTAAGATGTAGTTCTACACCAGTACCTTTAGAAGCTTTTCTTTTCTCGTATCTCATCTTTATTCTACGAGCTACTTCTAATCCACGTTCTTGTTCTACCATGTCTAAGTACTCTGGCCAAGTACACTTCCAACGTTTACCGTCTACATCAGTGTAAAAGCCGGTACTATGACAGTATCTGCCAAAGTACTTGTACTTTTTATTCTTGTCCATAATATTCCCTCCATTAAGTATCAGC